TTCCTAAAATCCATACAGTTGGAGCCCACTTTCCTACTTCTTCAGGTGTCCTTCCACCTGGAGCCCAACCACCAGTTAAAATATCTATAATATTTAAATGCATATCATCTGTAGATTTATCATTTTTATATTTCTCATTTATTTCATTCCATTTTTCAGATTCTGATACAGCCCAATTAGCTGCATATTCATCTGCTAACATTTCCATAGATGGAGAATCAACTGGTACACCTGTAGCTTCTGCTGATATTAATACTTCTGGAGATAATATATTATATCTTTCTGACATTTGAACTATTCTTTCAGAACGTGCAGGATTTATTTTATTAATCTCTTTATATAAATCATATCTATTCTGAACTGTTTCATGGAGAGAAAGCATTTCGTTTTCTCTTACTGGGTCAATCCACATTATGTATTTCTATTATTTATTAATTGAGCTATTACAGGGTCAGGATTTACAGAATACATAGCATTCAAAAGTATATCCACATCATCTTGAATATTTTTAGTAGGTCCTCCTCCTTCACCAATTGGAACTCCTTCTGTTATAGGTTCGCTTGGTATTTCAGTAGATGTAAATAAATCTGGTCCCATAGCTTCTGCTTGAGGTACTTGCATAGGAAAAGGTGCATTAGCTCCACCAGAATCTCCTAAAGGAGCACCTTGCTGTTGTTGTTGATATGCAGTACTTTCTCCATAAGCCATATCTTGTCCACGCATAATTGGTTGAGCTCCATCAGTTCTCTGACTTAAAGCTCCTGGTCCACTAACTACATTTTTTCTATTAGGAGTGGGTCTTCTATACCCACCTCTAGAACGGTTCTTCGCCATAGCTATCCTCCTCATTTAACATAATAATAATATTTGGTAAAGGTCTAATGATTGTATATCTTGGAAGTAATTCATCACCATATGGAACATCTCCAAACTCTTGATTAATAATACTCCAAAATGATTGTTCTATATCTTCCATTACATTCCTCCTAAAGCACCAGCTATTGAAGGAGGTCCTTGAGGTGCTGGTAATCCACCAGGAGCACCTTGTTGCTGAGCCATTTGTTCTTGTATCATAGCTTCTTCTTCTGGAGACATCTGTGGTTCTTGAGGAGTATAGAACATTCTCATTATATCTGTCATTTCTGCTGGATATTCATAAATAGCTATAACAGCCATAGTAGCTGCAGGGTCTCCCTGAGCTGACCTAGCAAGAATAGATTCAAATAAAACATTCTCTGCTTTATTCTTTCTAATACGTTCTTGTACCTTAGCTATATTATCAAGACCATCAATATTGTCTTGTAAGGTCTCTACGTCTATAACACCTGCTTGTAATAATTGCAAACCAGTAACAATCTTTTGTGGTTCATCAAAACCAGCCATAACTCCATAAACACGTCTTGTCCTGAAATCTCCACCAATATCTGCTATAGGAGCATAGTTTTCAGAGAATGCAGTACCTGCATAAAAACCTTGTATTGGTTTCCTTCTTAATTCATCAAACTGTGCAGCTAGTAAACTATCAAGTTCTAATCTCTTTTCATCCATACTTTCAAGACCATGTTTAATAACTTCTCTATATTCATTAATCATTAATGACATAGTTCCATTAAGTTCTTGTAGTCCTGCACCAGTAACAAATGAGTTAGGAGATTGAGCATCATCAGTAACTGGATATCCACCAACTAATCTGAGTTGTCTTTCTAATCTATCTATCTGTTGAAATAATTGATAAGGTATATTGTTCTGTGGTTTAGATACTTGAGTACCAGGAGCAAGATAGTTAATTGCAAATCTACCTCTTCTATATTGTCCTGATTCAAGTTCTCCTGATATGTTAGTTTCTGTGAATACAGAGTCTTCCATAGCTATTGCTGACATGATATTAATCTTTGCCATCATAGCCATCAAACCTATAACATGGTCATACTGACCTTTGAGTTCATCAAAAGATGTTCTCTTCATAAATACAAATGGAGGACTGCTTAAAAAATTTGGTATGAAATCCAGAATCATTTTCTTTTCTGGGAATATTACATAAGTACCACCCATATCATAATATTCAATTATTCGTACGCCTTGGCCTGTATTATCTTCCCAGGTATTATCTTTATCACTTTCATACTGTGTACCAACTTTTCCACCACCAGGACCATAAGCTGCTTCTGTAGCTTCATCCTCATCAGGATTTAAAATCTCTCTTGCAAATTCAGGATACAACTGAGCAAGTTTAGACCTAGGTACTCTTCTCAATACAGCTAATTCTCTTGGTTCTTGATTAGGCCCAAAGTTTCCTGGGAATGTATCAAAAGGGTCACGGAGCTCTGCTGTAGGATATATATAACCATTTTTATCAGTTCTTGTCGTTATAATCCAAGCAGCGTATCCGTAACCAGGTAACCATCTAGCTGCCTGACTTAATTGTAAATTTAAATTTTGTTTCTCATCATAAGAAGTAACAATTCTTTCTAGCTTCTCTGCTCTTACCTTTGCTCTGTCAGAACTATTATGATTTAATATATCTACTCTTACTTGAGGTATTCCTGAAATCTTTTGAGCTAATCTATCTATACCAGATTGAAGCATGTTAGGAGCTGGTAAAAGGTCGACATCTGAAGTTTCCATTTTATTACCTAGTAATGCTTTCATACCATCAGCACCACCATTTAAAATAGCTTTAATTCTAGCCTTCTGTACTTGTCTATGCTTAGAAGGTTTACCTACTACTAATTGTGTAGCGTTATCAACTATTTCTTTATAGTTCTTAAGACCTAAATTTTCTATCCCCATGGTGCCTCATTATAGTCGGTTTTATTGAACTCTGTGAAACTTGCGTTGTAATCTAATCCCATTGTCGCTAACTGCTCCTTGTTCATTCTTCTGAATACTTTCATTGGAAACCAGGCAGCCATAACAATATCTGTTTTTTCTTTATTCCTAGTACTAACAGGCTTTCCATCAAAGTATAATAATTGTTGTCTATAAGCATTAACTTTAGCAAGACTTTCAGAATTTCCTGTCGGTAAAAATATTTTTTGATTTTCAAATAATCCAGCCATAGAACCTACACCATACATAGGGTCATGTTTATTTTTTCCAGTAACATGTCCTTGCATAGTAATACCACTTCTTAAAACAAATTCTTTTATTTTATCATCTTGTCTAATAGCAGATTGAAAACCATTCTCTTCAATAATCCAATGTTGTAAATCATATTTATGAAACCAGTCAGACATAATCTGTAGAGCATGTTTAACTCCTCCACCTTGTCTATTTTCAATATCTATAAGATATAGTTCTCCTCTATAAGCATTTATTCCCCATAGAACAGCAGCTTGATATCCAGAAGAAGCAGGGTCAAGTCCAGCAACTAAATGTAAGGTACCTGGTATCTGTCCTAAAACAAAGTCAGGTCTCATACATTGGTCAATCATATTCATAGTAAAGATTTGTGTACCTTCTACATATGCCTGGTTGTAATAAACCATTTCGTATATCTGTCTACCACCAGTAGTCTCTGCAGCTTGCATACGTGACATCAACCATTTGTGTGTTCTCTTACTTGGCCATAACATACAGCTTTCATGTTCATCAGTTAAATGGTCAGGTATACCACAATCTATACTGTGTGCTGTTTCAACTATTGTTGTAAAACTATCATTAGAAAGTAAGTGGTGATATAAATCATCAGAGTGTTGTCTTGAACCTATAACTACTACAGCAGTATGTTCCTCTTTTCTTGATGAAAGAGTTGTTGTCCACCACTGTCTAGTATTTTCTCTAGCACCAGGTTGCATTGTTGTCTGGTGGTCCTCAATGTCATCTGCAATTATTAAGTCACAGTCTCTTGAAAGTATCTTTCCACCTTTACCTACAGCAACCATTGTTGGAGATTTAATACCTGGTACTGTTCTTGTACCTACAGTAAATTGATTCTGTGACCAATTCTTTCCTGACCTATTGTCAGGTTTAAAGTTTTTACCTGGAGGACAAAAGTCTTCTTTAAGTCTTTCATTCTCATCTAGATGGTCTAACACAGAGCTCACAGCGTTCTTAGCTATGTCTTCGTTTCCACCTACCCACATGATTCTTATGTTAGGGTTCTTCATTATCTGGTAGACAGCGAAGTGTATTAGTAGTTCTGTCTTGCCGTGTCTAGGAGGACTTAGTATTAAAAGCTCTTTACCGTTTTCTATAGAGTCATTAATATTATTTATCCAATTCATATGAAAGTCAGCAGTCTCATACTTC